AACAGAAGTCTTACTTTCAAGCATCTCAATATCTGGACCCCACACGATATCCATGGTTCCAGCCCCAACATGATTTTCTAGGATATCTGCTAGGCGAGATGCGGCGGCGGCGGTAGGAACTACTTTATGCTCCAAGTTACCAATCTTGAAGATACGGATATTAGAAATAGCACCGTCTAGAGCAGCGGTATCTGCAAGTTGGAGTTTTTCAAATAACTTGACACTCTTTAGAATAGAATGAATCATGGGGAGAGCCCATGTTTGCCAGTCATCTTTTTTATAGTGGTATACAAAGGTCTTATCGGGGTCCAACAGAACAGGTGTGCCCTTCTTGGCGCTTTCTTTAAGTTCTGCTGGTAGCTGTTCTACAATCTTGTGGTCGGCAGATGTTTTAGGGGCGCTAATAAGTCTGCGGACATTACTAGGAATCCTGATAGCGTAGAGAGGTTTGCCCACAAAAGAAGCCAGGGGGCCTCCCACGATATGAACCATAGTAGGATTATGAAAGACATATTGCCATGGTATCTCGTTAGGTTCTACATTAGGCTGCTCAATTTTCATATCCGGCTTAGCAATGGACTTCATACGGTCTTGCTGATTAGCACCGGGAACTTTTGCGGTCTTTCTACGGACAACAACATTGCCGTGTCTATAGAATAAGTTCATAAATCTTTCTGAGCGTTCTTTTCCGCTAACCTTGTCAAACCACGTTCGGAAAAACTTTTCCACTCTTTTGTTAGGGTGAGATAAACGAATTCCTTGGCAGGCGAAATCTCCCATTAGGTCAATAACATTGCGAATCAAACCTACACTTTTATAGGCGTGGTCACACTGAATAATGCTATCCATGGCGCTGGTAGGTAGCGCCTCACATGGGCGATGATAGTCATAGTCTCGCCGTGTAAGTCCGGGTCGGCCTGATACGTTAGTATCTAGATTAGAGTAATCGTGAAAAAAACTGGCCGAACTTCTCTGGACCCCAGAATATTCGTTAGTGGCTAAGCTAAGTTGCCTAAATGCTGTAGCCTTTTCATCGTCTGAACCCCAGCTAACATACATCTCTTTGCCTTCATGAGCAGACTTAGTTAACATCTTACTTCTAGGATATTTATTAGACTTATGAGACATTTATGAACCTAATAGAATTGTAATGCGATTGTTTATTCACTTAATAGTATTATACACAAATTTTACTGTTTTCTCACTATACCACGACCAAGATAAGATGTGTCCTGGTTTTCAGTTAGCCATAGCGGGCCACTTTGATACATGTTTCCCGAAGTGTCTCTGTGTTTAATATCTCCGGTAAACCCACCTATAACTTCATACTCGGCTATAGTAGGTGTCCTTTTCATCTGTCTCGCAATCATATTTGCAATAATAAGTGATGAATACCTATCTTTTCTTAGTCTCCCCTTCTTACCGCTTTCAAGCTTAGTCTCTGGGGTATCCCACCTATCTCTAGCCCCTTGACCAGTACCAGTACGAGTCATAACAATAGTGGTCAACTCATCCTTTAGTTCCTCTATTTCTAATACAGCGTCTTCAAGCGTGTCATAAATAGTAAGTTCTTTACCGTGTGCTTTACGATAGTTGTCTTCCCGAATCTTATCTTCAGCAATAGACATCTCTAGGGTAATACTATCAAACCGTGGGAATAGTAATACTTTATGCTCTAAGTCTGTACGTAAACCGTGGTTAGCTTCTGCTGTCCAATCCGACTTGGCAAACTGCACCATTTCTAGAATGTGAAGTCCCGGCTCATTATCTGTATCCTTGGGTTTGTTATCATCAATAACTTCCCAAATAGGTAGTTCTCCAGGCTGAAGCTTATCCATATCATGTAGGGCTTCTGCCACCGCAATACCACCACCCTGAGCATCTATACCAATACGCTCACAGGGAAACGCCCTCATTAGCTCACGTATTTTTCTGGCTGTATATCCGTAAAAATCGTTAACGTCCGTAAGGCCCGCCTTCACTCTTTTCTTGAAGTCATCACGATTAGTGGTCCATACATATACAACACGAGAATGGTCTTCATGAAGCTCTATAACGACAATAGAGAAGTTATCGGCCTCAGAAGCAGGGTCCACCCCAAATACATATTTAAGATTAGGATTCCCTCTAGTAGCCGCATCAAAGTATACAGGGCCAGAAGGTAGGTTGACAGGCTCGGTTTCTGAGGTTACACAGGATTCAATAAGACTTCTTTTAAAGAACCCATCACTATCTGTAACAAAACAGCACCCATATTCCTTGAGATAGATAGCACTATGAACAGTAGCCTTAGCTCGCATGACCACTTTATCATCCATAAAACCCTTGGGAATTCGGTCATAGGGTATGCGGATAACGGCATAATCTTTATAGTTGAAGTATTCAGCGTCTTCTTCTGTGAAGTCTTCCCCTAGGAATCTGCGGACCTTCTCTAAATCACCCTTACTTCTAATAAAAGAACAATACCTTTTATGGTAGTCTGCAAAATGATTGAAGGAATAGTCGGCAGTACCAGAGATAATAGCTTGGTTGCCCGTTCTCTGTAGGAAGGCAGACTCTCGTTCAGAATTCCATGAGCCCTGGTCAATCATCTCTTTACGTCTTGCATATTCTTTAACATTACCCACAGGGTCGCTAGACACGGCGGCAAAACCGGCAATAACCGTTTCATAAATATCTGGAGAAATAGAGGCAAATTCATCCGATATTACAGTGGTAGCACGCAAACCACGAATCTTACTATTATGTGAACAAAATCCATTTGCTGTATATACATGGTCTTTAGGAACATGTAAATCGTAAGTATGGGCTTCTCCATCTTCTATACTTATTATTTCATCGTAATAAACATCCCGCTCATTAAGCTCTTTTAATTTTTCTACAAAATTTTGCAGCAAGATTTCTAGTTACTTCTTTTCTATCTTTAATTTTACTAGCTACAATACTCCTATCGCCGCTTCTACTATATTGAGAGGCTATAGATACCATAGCATCCCTAACGCCAGGAATGATGTCTCCAGCACTAACATCTCTAACCTTGTCTTCAAGACTATCCTGCAATACACTCTGTTTTCTATGTAAGCCAAAGCCAATTAGGTTTGCAAAAATTTTCACATCTTTACCAGTAATTAAAAGTTCATAGATAGTATTCCAAGATTTGTTTTCTTTTCTATTCCTACTTATTTTACACGCAACAATTCCATAATGTAAAAGAATATATTGCATTTGGTCAACAAGCTTTTCGGAAGTATTAGTAAAACCAACAGTTATGCTAGTTCCGCCTTTGGTTGTGGAAACCTGCACATGACCATCCGTATCATATAAACCACGCAAACATGCCGACATATTTTCTCTAGAGTCTGACATAATGGTTGATGGTAAATATTTATCTATTGTGTAACACTTTTTCATTCCGTGTTTATCTAACCAGTTTTGTCTCTCTTCTTTACTATTTAGATTATAATGTACACTATCTCCACAGGGTTTAAAATCTTTTTCAAATGCATAATTTAAGGCTTCTACTAGCTCTATATCTTTGGTGGCAAATCTTAAAAAATATTGGTTGGTCCAACTTCCATCTCCTATCAATAACCCAAGAGCATAAGCCTCTTCCTTTGTCATTTTATCTTGTCCGTTATGCCATCTATATGACCTATCTATAAGAATTCTATCTCCAATGGTCATATTATCTGCTCTACACCATTGGATTTCACCATTACGTAAAATTTGCATTTTATGGTTATGTGTAGACTCAAAGTGAAAACCCTTATTTGTCACCACTTTTTTAGTTGGTTTATATCCATTATAATAAGCCTCATCAGACTTTCTAAATGCTCCTTGACCAGAAATTGACTGCCCCCACACGTTTTTAGAACGTTTAACGATTTTTGGAGTTTCGTCTGCGGTAGGACGACCTACATCGTTTTCAATTGTTGTAAATCCTTGGGAACAAAGGACTTGAGTACCTCCAGAGAGACAACCATCTCCTAATGGAACAGCCGCAGCCCAATTTTCGTTGATATACATAGTCCAACGGTCGTTGTCATGGCGGGGTCCACTAGTCGTAGAGCATATAGAACGTAGAATAGGAGCATTACGCCAAATGGTTTCCATGTACTCAAAAATAATCTTAGACTGTCTAAAAGCAGCACCAACCAAAACAATCTTAGCACCCGGAGTACCGTTTTCGTTGGTAGGAGTGAGGGCCAGCTTGAGCATGGTATATACAGCAAGCAAAAATGATTTACCACCACCACGAGACATCATGAAGATAGAGAAGGGGCGGTTCCACAGTTCTTCTAATACTGCGGCTTGAAAGGGCAATAGGTCAATACCTAAGAATAGCTTAGCAGACAACCATAGATAGTTAGTGTCTGTAAGAGCCCGTAATTCGTGGACACCGGGGTTCTTCTTATCCCAATCAGTTCTATTTAGAAGGGGATTCTTAGAACGGGGAATTTGTATTGCCGACGTATCAATGCCGGTCCAAGCATCATCGTGCTTGTTAAATTTAAGAGTCTGTTCCATACTTCTCCGTAATACGTTTCATTAACTTCATAGAAAACATGGCGGCATTATCTACATCCCCGGCAAAAATCACGTTTACGTCGTGCTCTATACAAAGTTCAGAAATACGCCTCATAATAAAGGGGCCTTTGGTTTTGAGTTTACTCCACATTCGCTTAGGCACATTAGAACCCTGTGGATAAGCCATGATATCGTCTATGGAAAATTCTAGAATGAGAAAAGAGTGGGGAATTTCTTCCATCCTTTTGAGTTCTTTCTCAAAACGTGCTTGACACACGTTCTCCGCTAGTTCCGACACATTCTGTTTACGCTCTATACACAATTTGTCTTCTAAACCAGCTAACGAATAATCGCCTGTATCAAGCTTCGCTCTAGTTGTTTCTACCCCGGAAAAAAACCACGGTTTCTTTTCTCTGGTGTCTATTATGATATGCATTTACTTATTTTCGTTTTGTATAATAATTCTATCGAAAACCTCTTGATAGTAAACTTCCTGTCCCGATATCATTTCGTGATGTTTTCTACAGAGGGTAATACCATTACGTCTTTGGAATCTAACCAGCGGTTGTTCCGCCCAACCTCTTACATGGTGGACCTGTAATCTCTTACGCTCTTTACAGTCGGGCCACTGACAGCAGTACCCATCTCTCTTTTTTACTTCTTTTCTAAACTTGATGTATTGAGGGTCATCAAAGTTGCGGGATTGCGGTCTTACGGGGAATTTCCGCCTGTGTCTGCGATAAGTCATGGGAAACCATTTCTTTCACTAAATCTTCAAAACTATAACTAGGTTTCCATCCCAATACTTTTTTAGCCTTGGATGGATTACCACATAAATAGTCCACTTCTGAAGGTCTGAAGAACTTGGGGTCAATCACTACATAGTTAGACCAATCTTCGATGCCTATCTCTTCAAAAGCAATATCCAAAAACTCTCTCACACTGTGTGTTTCCCCAGACGCTACCACATAGTCATCTGGCGTATCCTGTTGTAGTGTTAGATACATTGACTCAACCATATCGGAGGCATGGGACCAATCTCGATATGCATCTAAATTTCCTAGTCTAAGCTTAGGAATTTTACCCAATCTGTCATAAATATAGTCGTCGTCAAAATGTGTGACATGACCATAGTTTTGTGCTCGAAAGTTTGCAATCCACCGAGTAATCTTGCGGGTGACAAACTTATCTCCACGACGGGGGCTCTCGTGATTAAATATCATATTAGAGCTAGCATGAATTCCATAAGCCTCTCTATAGTTTTGTACTAAATAGTGGGCAGCCAGCTTAGCCACAGCATATGGGCTCCGTGGATGAAAAGCT